TGTCATCACTCAACCTCGAACCATTCGCCGCAGTATGGACACAGAATCTTGTTTTTTTCCTTCGGCTCTGCTTCCTCGAACATGTCCCGAAGCTCCTCGTAATCCCGCTTCTCTTCCTCAGTGAACGAAAATCCGAGCGACTCCATTAGTTCAGCAGACAGCTCGGAGAGTTCTTCCCTCAGCTTTTCGTTATCCCATTCCGCCAGCTCGCCCGTTTTGTTATCTGCGAGCCTAAACGCCTGCGCCTGCTCCTCGCTCAGGTCATCCGCCCGAATGACGGGAACAGTTTCGAGCCCGAGCAGTTCAGCCGCTTTCAAACGGGTATGCCCTGCAACGATTACGTTTTCCTTGTCGACAATAATCGGGACTTTAAATCCGAATTCTTTAATCGAATTCGCAACCGCTTCGACCGCTCCGTCGTTCTTACGAGGGTTATTCTCATACGGAATAATCTCGCTGACTCTCATTTCCTTTACTTTGAGCATTTCCTTTTCTCCTTTACTTTCGCAGATTGCAACAGTCGTCTTTATTCGGGTTTACGTTGACTTGCCAGTATTTGTAATGCGGTTCGTAATCTTCGCAGACCGTGATTCTGCCGTCCCGCCTCACCTCTTTTCGATGCCGTAAAAATAGCCGATATTCAGGCACAAAAAAAGAGCGCTCATATGCGCTCATTTTCAAACCCGCTTCCGAAGCGGCTTCCGAGGGTTTTATCTTTTCACGAATTCCAGAACGTATCCGTTCGAGAGTTCCTTGTTCAGTCTCTCCGACGCAAGCTCGAACGCCGTTGTCGTCGCCTCTTTGACTTCCTCGACAATTCCCTGCCAGTCTCTCGCCTTTATTTCCTGCGTGTACTCAATCGCCGAGTTGATGCTGAACGACACCTCGAGCCCGTCGTACTTCGGTTCTATCTTTCCAAGTTCGTAGACCTTCCAGCGGGTCAGCCTTGTAAACTGATTCAGCCTCAGAACTGCGTCGTCGCTCCTGAGTAATGCCTCGATTTCCTTTTTCATAATTAAATCTCCTTTCCGTTTAAAAGCCTATTGCAGAACTTCTTGAACGTGCGTTCTGCTTTATGACCGTCTTCCAGAATTACCTCCGTTTCAAGCTCCATTCCTTTTTTCTCGTACTCTACAACGTGAATATCTCCAATCTCGGTGTAATCCACGTAATGCCAAACCTGATGCCCGTAAATTTCGGCGTGTTCCGCCAAAAACAGTTCGTGTCGCTCCATGATTGATTCTCCTTTCATTTTAACCGCCAGCCCGTTTTCGAGCTTTCGTTTTTTTCTGCTTGCTTGACTTCGAGATAATCGTCAAACCATCTGACCCAGTACGTTCCGTGACGGACGTCCTTGTAAACGTCCCAGCTTGCGAACAGTCCAGCGCCGAGCCAGACTGTTCGCTTTCCGAGATTCTTCATCGTTTCGCCCCTCACCAGTCGATAAACACGTCATCGACGTCGTCGAGCTCGTCATGGTCGAAACCGTCAATAATTCCGACCGCTTCCTCTGTGACCATTACGTTTCGATACCCTAACGCTTCCATTGCATCCAGCACGTTATTCCGATACGCTTTCCTAATCAGCATATCCACGTACACGCCGTTCCTGTTTTCCTTCAAGTCGAAACGATACGCAAATTCCCACGTCAACTGATACCGCCAGAGCTCGTAAAACGATTCCTTCCATTTCTCCAGCCCTCCGTCGAAGTCAGCGAACGTCGCCTTGACCTCAAAGACCCTTTGTCTCACGTCGTAAACTTTCATCTTTCAAACTCCCTTCGAATTGATTTTCGGCTTGCCATCATCGGCGAGCAGGTTGCCGTCCTACTCGGACGCCCCGCAGGGCGTTTCGGCTGTTTGTTTCATTAGGCATTCGCCATTTTGTTCTCCATGATATCGAAGCACTGTCCGATATAGTCGTAAACGTCGTTCCACTTGCGGTAATTGCTCGTCAGCTTCTTGACCTCGTCCCAGAGCCCGAAGCAATCGTCGAGGACGTTTCTCAGCGTGTCCATTTTCTTCTCGGTAACGACTGCGTATGCGACGAACTCGTTGCCCTGCAGGTTTTCTTTAAAGCTCTTCAGGCTTGCATCTTCCATCGCAACGCTTACCATGTTTTCGCTTCCCTTGAAATGTCCGATTGCCAAGTACTTTTTCATTTTCGTTTCTCCTTTTCCTCTCTCAACTGGTATACCTTATTATACACCTATCAATATTCGAAGTCAACACTTTTTTGTAAATTCAAATAATTTTTTCAAAATTTTAGAAAAGAAAAAGGACTGCCGCTTCCGCAATCCTCATTCAATCAGCCTGTAAATCTGAAGACAGAGCCGTTTCTTGTTCCTCGTGATGGTCGAAACCTCGACCCCGAAGTAATCGGCAATCCGCTCAATTGTATATCCGTATCGGAAGAAAAGCGGGATAATCTTGTAATAGCTGTCCCCGCTGACCGTCTTCAGGGCTTTTCCCACGACCTTATCCCGTTCGCCCGAATCGTAATATCCCCTCAGCGTCTCCGAAACGTCCGTATACGCGACGTCGTCTGACTCCCTCAAAAGCCCATCCTTCCTGAGCGCTCGAATCGTCTCCTCGACAATCTCTCGAACCAGCTCCCGATTGATTTCGTCGGTCATTGCGTCTCAATCCTCAACAGCTTCCCGTCCTGCATCTGGGATATTGCTTTCGTCAAGCCAGCGGGCAGGAGCTTTTCCTTTTTCTCCCGCTCCGCCAGCTGTTCGTAAATGATTCGAAACGATGCTCGCTCGACGGACAAATTCTCACTCATGCAGATATTTTGGAATCCGATTCGACGGACGCAGGCTCGAGTTACATCGTCCATGCTTTCGAGGGCTTTTTCCGCTTCATAGTATCCATACTTTCGAATCGCCTTTTGAACTTGCTCCCAGCCCTCGCCCCAGTCGCTTTCCGTCTGAGTCGTCACGCTTGCCGACATTTCTCTGATATCCGCAATACTGGGCGACCATTTATTCAGCGCGACCCATTTATTCAGCGCCAGCTCCGCGACGTCGTACGGAATGTCCTTCAGCTGTCGAAACCATAGCTCCATCGCCTGCGGATTCGCCAGTAATTTATCTTCCCTCGAGTAATACGTCCTCAGAGCCATAGCAAAGACCCCGAATTCTTGCTTCGTCATATTCTGCACCTCTTCCGCCTGTTTTTCGTTCCGAATGGTCAACTATACCAGTTTTCGGTTTCTATCGTTTTTAGCTCGTTTTTTCCTCGCATCGTTCGGGAGTTCTGAAGATTGCAAGGCGTTCGCCTATCTCCTTTTTCTGCTCTTCGGTCAGCTCCCGTTTTGTATTCCTCAGCCCGACGAACGATATCGGGACGCTGGCGTAAATGTGACTTTTTGTTTCGTCGATAATCTCAACCTCAGCGGGATATCGTTTTGCCAGCCGCTTAACCAGATTTATAAACCGACGTTCCGAAAACGTCACGAACGCTCGCTCGTCTCCGTTCAAAAACTCAATTGCATTCTCCTGACCGTTCCAGTTATTGATTGACATTGTTTTCTCCTTTCTTTACGGACAGCCCAGCCAGCAGACCGAGCAGAAACAGGACGATATTTACAACGATTTGTTCAATCATCTTTCCTTTCTTCCTTCCTCTCAATCAGCAGAACCGCTTCTTTCATTTTTCGTCCGCAGGACGGACAATACCTCAGATACTCGCCTCTCGGCATGAATCCGCAGTTTGAGCACGAGAACCCGACAAGTTTGTTATCCGCATAAAACGGATTCCACTCAGCCTTTTTTCGAATCTTCATCTTTCGCCCTCCACTCGCCCATTGCGCAAAAATGCGATTCCTCCGTCCTGAGATACGGAGTCACTTCGCACTTTTTGTAATTTCTGCCGTATTCCTGATATCGATACTCCCCGACCCAGTGTCGACAGTCTTTACAACGAACGACCTCGACGGCGTCGACGGTCGGTTTCTTGATAAAGACGACTTTTTTCCCGCTCGGAGTATTAAACGTGATTTTGCTCGTTCTTTCCAATTCTGCGTCTGTGATAATCGCCCATTGCTCATCCGTTATCGGACTACTCAGCTCCATTCGAAAAACCTCGCTCATGTTTCAACCCTCCTTTCGCCGTGGCTACAATAGTCGTCCTCATAGACGTACATACCCCACAGGCACTCCAGCCCGTCTCCGTGAAAATGCTTGCAGTCAGCGCATCTGACGACCTCGACGACATCTTCATTTGAGGCATCTTCAACCTCTATCGCTGTTCCGTGATTTTTTGCCTTTACACGGAAATAAAAATACTTCGGGAGATTCATTGTTTTTCTCCTTCCATCCTCGCGCCGCAGAACGGGCAAAACCTTGTCCTGTTCCCTTCCTCTCCGCATTTTGGACAGCAGTAGTACGTTCTGTCAGCGTCGGACATTTTTATCCACCCCGCCGCCTTTTCCCCTCCTTCGTCCATCTTTTCAACCACGACCGCCGCTTTCAAAAATCCTTCCGCGACTCCGTCGTGATAGATATTCTGATATTGTTTATGCCCTTCGCTCATGCGTCTGAACCGAGCCGCGAGATTGTCCCGCTCTTCTTTCGTCATTACTCCCGCTTCTCCTTCCCCTGAACGTAAAGCTCTATCAGCGTCTGTACAGTGTCGAGAAAATCCTCGTGAAAATGTCCCGCCAGCTTTTCAATCAATCCCTCGACGATAACGGCAATGTACCGCCCGTCTCCCGCGATGCAGATTGCCGTCCCTTCATCGTCAACAGCGCCGTAAACAAACGCTTTTCCTTCTTCGGCGTAATCGTCCGCAATCTTCATTACTTCTTCCTGAGTCAATTTCTTTCCTCCTTCAGTTTTTCAGAATTCGCCCAGTCTTGAGCCATCGCGTAAAAGCTGTTCAGTTCCTGAGCCGCTCGGCTGATTTGATTCGTTCCGCCCTGCTTCGGTTTGTCGTCGTAATTGCCGTCGAGGACTTTTGCAAAGTTTCCGTCTTTCATCAGCCAGTCGAAATTCGCTGACCAGTCCCGACCGTTCCCGCCCTTCAGGAAAGAACTCGCTTCGGCTTTCCGAAAAACCTCTTCGAAGTCTTCGAGCGTATACGTCCTCAACCTCGCTTTAATTGCTTTCTTTCGTGCGTCGCTCAGGGCGCGGAGCTTCGGAAACGAAACGCAAGTTTCGTTGAAAAGGTCGACGACCTTTTTGTAGTCGGTCTTTTCTCTTTCTTCTATCTCTATCTCTTTCTCTATCTCTATCTCTTTTCTCTTACTCTTACTCTCGTTACAATTTGTAATGTCGTCCATTACATTTTGTAATGCAGGCGTAACGTTTTCGTTTTTAGAGCTTTCAATTGCAAGCTCCTTTTGACGTTCCCGAAACCTCCTGACCCTGTTCGCGTTGTCGTTATCCGCCGCGCTTCCTATCATTTTTTGAACTTCGGTCATGTAAAACGTTCCGTCGTCCATCACTTCCATCATGCCCAGCTCGGAAAAAACCTTGACAGCGGAGCGGACGATATCGACGTTCGTTCGGGTAATCGTGGAAAGCATTTCTTCGTTATACGGGATATGTTCGCTGAATCGCAGACTCCCTTCATGGTCAACGCTTTCGCAGAGCAATTTCAGGTAAAAAAGAACATAGTCTTTCCCGTTCGGCATCGCTTCGATAATTGTTATATCGTGCCGTTTAAAAAAGTCCTTTTTCAGCTTCAGCCAGTAAAACCGCCCGTTTCCATCTGAAGACATTTTGACTCAGACCTCCTTTATACGTATTCCGTGCGTCCATAAGAGCAATTTGCGTTTGATAATGTACTCGGTCGTTCGCAAGCCCTTCGTGTCTTCGACAATCTGTTTTCCGTCCTGCGTGTATACGAAGTCGGCATAATAGGCGACTTCACGCTCGAGCAACTTGCCCTTTATCTTCCCGCCTCGAGCTCCGACCGTGTCTGGGTCTCGCTGAGCGGGAATCAGGACGAACTTTACTTGCCTTTGCAGGTCGGATATTGTCCCCGCTTTTTGTAGCAGGGACAATTCCAGCCAGCGGCGGTATTCCTTTTGCGAGTCAAACGTTTGACCGCCCGCCTGTACCTTCTTCGCGTGGTACTTCGTTCCGTATCGTCTTCTCATAGTCAAAACGGAAAGTCGTCCTCGTCTTCAGCAGGAGCGACCTCAGCCACGGAAGCGGGCTGTTCGACCGCTTCCCGCGACTTCTTCGACTCCGCGAATTCAAACTTGTTTATTACGAATTCGTTCTCGTAATGTTTTACGCCCTGCTTATCCAGATAATTGTTGTTCCTGATTTCTCCATCGAGCAGGAGTTTCGTTCCTTTGCCGACGTCGAACCGAATCAGCGACTCCGCGACTTTACGAAACGCAATCACCTTAAAAAAGTCGGCGTCGGGCTGTCCTTCAATCTTTTTCCCTCTGCTGACCGCGAACGAAAATCGAATAACGTCCGCTCCGTCTGCGCTTTTTAAACGTGTCGGGTCAGATGCAATTCGACCCATGAATAAAAACTTGTTCATTCCTTAAAAATCCTCCCCGAATAATGCGGACTGCACGTCTTCCGCTTTCTGTTCGACCTTCTCAGCCTTGACGGGCTCAGGCTCGATAATCATTCCCTCGGCGGGCTGTTGTAACGGCGTTTCGTCGAGGACGACCGCCTGCGTCTGCTCCATTTCCTCGGGAGCGTAAAGCCCTGCGTTCTCCTCTGGAAACGCCTCTTTCAAGGCGTGAGCCAGAGCGACTTTTCGAATCATCGTCGCGGGCTTGCCAGACCACTGACCGTTGACCTCCCCGCTCTTCTTCTTTCCGATATACTCCACCAGCGAGACGGATTCATAAAACGGCTGAACGTATCCTTTTACATAGACCTTCGCCCAGCCTCCAACGAGCTGTTCCGAGCCCTGCAGAACGAACGTTCCCTCACGCTCGACGATTTCGCCCTTTTCATTCAGAACGATAACGCCCGCCTGAAGTCCTGCGAAGTCCGCCTGTCTGCGAGCTCTTTTCAGGAAAACGTCTTTACCGACGACCATCGTCGCGGGCTGAGAGTCGCCGTACTTGACCAGATACGCTTCCCGCAGGTAAGGGTTTAAATGCTGATACTTGCAGAGGCTGAGGAACATCCGAACCTCTTCTTCGGTAACTTTCCCTTCTCCCGAAACAAGATACTTTCGAATAATATTCGAACTGAGCTTTACCTTTTCGCCGTTGCTGACGTATTCGACTTCTACGTTCTTTACGGGTTTTTCTTGCAGGCTGTTATTTACCGCCATTTTACTTTTCCTCTCTTTCTACGATTTCAACGATATATTCCGTTCCGTGTCCCTTTTCAATCTGAACGATTTCGACGTCGCGGTCTCGGTCGAGCCGTATTTCCTCGTTGTTGATATAAACTTCCGTCCAGATTTCAAGACGACCATTTTCATGCGTTTTTGTCATTTCCGTTGCTCCCGAAGCACTCTTCCAACGCTGTCAGCGTCGCTTTGTAAATGCATTTATACATCATTCGGAAAAACTCGTTCTTTCCCATACCGCCGACAGTCTCAGGGACTTCGACCGTCTCTGGAGTTTCGACGCTCAGCTGAACGGGTTCTTGTTCAACGTATTTGTATTCGTCAAGTTTGATCCCGTACAGGGAGTCAAGCAGAACGACAGCCGTCTGGGAGATTTCCCCGCGACCGCAGGCGTTCGTAATATACGCCTCCGAGTATCCCATCTTCCCGCAGAACGTTTTCGCCATGATGTGGTGTTCCTTGCAGTACGCCTGATATAATGCGAACAGCTTCTTTCCGTCGATTTTGACCATCATTGACTTTCTTTCTCTTGCCATAATGTCCGCCCTTTCTTCAGATGCGTTTAACCTCGATTCCGTTCTCGTCGAAAAACCTTCTCAGCGCGAACGCCTCGTCACGGCTGAGCAGAACGGAAAAGTTGACCCATTGACGACTGACCTCTTTCGGCGTCTCGACCTTTTCGGGCTCGGGAGCTTTAACGGGTTCGGGCTTTTTCTGCTCTTCCTCCCGCTTGCGCTTCTGGATATCCGCCAGCCGCTGACCCTCAGCAATCGCGCCGTTGATATCGAGCGTCCGTTTGTATTCTTCCTTCGCCTCGAATCCGAATTCGGAAAGATTGCCCAGCGTCGCGAGGTCTCGCTCAATCCCCTCGAGCTTGCCGTCAATTTCTTCCTTGACCGATTTCATCGAGACGGAACTGTTCAGCCATTTCGGACTGAAAATCTGCTGAAGCGTCAGCCATTCGGGAGCGGCGATAGAATCGAAGTATTCCTCAATCTGCGCCCGTTTCTGCTCCTTTTGCTTTTCTTCGTACGCCTTTACCTGCGTATCGATTGCGAGTATCGGTTCGTCAATGATACCGATAATCTCTTTGACCTTTTCCTTGAACTCGTCGAACGGCTTCATGTATTCACGCTCGCGCTTCAGGCGTTCGTCGTTCAGCGCCTTTTTAAGTTTGTTCAGCGTCGCTTTATCCTGCTTCGCTTCCTTGATTGTCTCGTCTGTATAAACGAGGTTCTTGTATACTTCCGTCCGCTTGACCAGCTCGTTTTTCAGCTCGTCATAATTCCATTCAATCGCCTGCGGAACGGAGTATTCCTTTACTTTCAATTCCATTTCTGAATCACTCCTCACTTGCTTTGACTTTTGATTTCTTGATTCGTTTGTTGCGCTGAGCAACCGCTCGGCATTTGTGCCATTCTTCCATAAATGCGGCATTGTCGACCGCCTCGTACTCGACCGTATAAATTTCCCTGTCGCACGTATCGCAACGAACCAGTCGATAAACCTCGCCGTTTTCGATATTCTCGCGGGTATCAATTATCCTCATACGGTTGAGGCATTTTTGACAGACCATTTCTTTTTCCTCCTTTCCTTCAGATTCTGGGCAAAACGAGCGGCGGTTCTTCATCTTTCAGAATTGCGAGCGCAAACTTTCCGCCCTCGTCCATCAGATAGTCGATATCGCTTTCGAAGTCCGCCCGCTCCATTTTGTAATGCTTTGTGACCTCAAAAACGTTTCCGTCTCGCTCCCATTTGAGCTGAGCTTTTAGCACCGCGAAGTCCGCTTCGAGGATTGCCATGTACCAGAGCACCTGACAAAAATAGTTATCTGGGATTCTGTTTTCCCATTTCAGCTTTTGCGACGGGTTCTGAATTGTCGTCGTCTTGATTTCCAAAATTCCGAACCGCCCGTCTTCGTCTTCCAGCCAGCCGTCAAGGGACGCATGCGCAAACGGATACTTCTTGTTCGTCCAGAGGTTGTTTTCCTTGTACGAGACCTTGTACTGTGGAAAGTCCAGTCTGAACAGCTCCCGCAGATGCTCTTCCGCTTTCGTGCCGTACTGGACGTACGGACTTCCGCTGACGTCCTCGCGCTTCGCCCGTCCTGTCTTTATCCGCCAGAGCTCGACGTTCGACAGCCACGGATTCAGTCCGACGATTGACGCCGCCTCGCTCCCGCCGATACGCTTTCGGCGTTCGCCGAGCCAGTCC